TCCGTGTGCAGCAACAATGTTATAGGTCTCTTCTTCTTGACCGAACTTGTAACCATAGTTCTGGGACTCGTTCTCGGTGGTTTCACGAACCAGAGAAGAGGTAACCAGAGAACCGTGCATTGCACTGAACAGAGAACCACCGAAGACACCAGCAACACCCAGCATGTGGAAGGGGTGCATCAGAATGTTGTGCTCTGCTTGGAAGACAAGCATGTAGTTAAAGGTGCCACTAATACCCAGGGGCATCGCATCAGAGAAAGAACCTTGACCGAAAGGATAGACCAGGAAGACGGCGCTAGCAGCAGCAACAGGTGCGCTGTAAGCAACACAGATCCAAGGACGCATACCCAGGCGGTAGGAAAGTTCCCACTCACGACCCATATAAGCATAGATGCCGATCAGGAAGTGGAAGACAACGAGTTGGAAAGGACCACCGTTGTAGAGCCACTCATCCAGGGAAGCAGCTTCCCAGATGGGGTAGAAGTGAAGACCAATAGCATTAGAAGAAGGGATAACAGCACCAGAGATGATGTTGTTACCGTACATGAGTGAACCAGCAACGGGTTCACGGATGCCGTCGATGTCCACAGGGGGAGCACCAACGAAAGCAATGATGAAACAAGTGGTTGCGGCAAGGAGGCAAGGAATCATGAGGACCCCGAACCAACCAACATACAGACGATTGTCAGTGCTGGTTACCCAGTTGCAGAACTGTTCCCAAGTATTCGATTGTTGTTGACGTGAAAGAGTTGAAGCAGACATTGAATTAAGCAGTTAGTAAGACCATCAGGGAAATGGTGGAGATACTATGCTCCCCGCACCCTTAGCGGGGATATGAGAGACGGATTGGTAATCCTGCCTAGTCTCGGTCAAGCGGCAGGAGTTCGACAGCGTAACAAACTCTTTAAGGTTCGTTACATTTGTTTACCTATTTATTATAGTACGGTTTCCACCGCCTGTCAAGCCCAAACCATTTTTTTGGTGTACCTGTAGGCAAACGTTTCACGGGCACCTTTAATACCCCAACCCAACCAGTAGTAGGCACCCACCATGTACTGATGGACTGGTTGTCCTGATCCCTCAAACTCGGGGAGAACTTTTTGGAAATGAGACTCGTTAATCATGTATCGGGTTTGACCCTGAATGCTACTAGGGTCACAATTATACTTCCGACAGAATGATCCTAAGCCTCTATACCTTGCAGCAGTAGTCCACTGGATAAGTCCATACCCGCCGCGATGACAATTGTAATAAGAAACTCTAGCCCCGCCCTCGCATATGTTGGGATGGAAATTACTTTCCTGTTTAATGTTACCCAGAATTGTTGCAAGTGCATTGCGATCTCTAATGTTTGTTTTCTCTTGAAGTTCTTTCAAGACATATTGTTCGTTTGCATTGCAACCAGGGCAAGTCCACTTCTTCTCAACAACCTCAAGTTCAATTGCATTAGCAATCTTAGGGGGAGCCTTAATCTCGCTGATGCTTGGATAAGCACATGCTGCAGGAACAGCAGTTGCAAGAAGAAGCGGAAGGAATCGTTTAAGCATTAAATTAAAAGGAATTCAGCATCCACCTCATGCCTATGGCATGGGTGACTCAATCTTACCCTCGGCAAAACTCACGCTATTATAGCATCAGTTTTTTGGTCTGTCAATAGCCGAAACGACTGGTGGTTCTTCTTCATCTTTCTTTTTCTTTGATGGAGCAGTGTTACCACCACCATTCTTGGCGGGACTAAGACCAAACGCAGCTAGAGATCCAGAGAACACGGATGCGATAAAGGTAGGATCAAAATCAAGAATTTTTTGACCGTTAGGTAGACGAACGTAAGAGAACGTAAGGAGAGAGGCAGACCAAATAAGTACTACAACTTTCACCAAATTACCAAGAACTTCACTTTTATCTTCATGATCGTGGTCTTTCTCTTCAACCTGTGTCGGTTTAGATGACATTAGTTAGGAGAGTAAGGCACAAGTATTTAACAAAAAAGGGAAGTATAAACTTCCCTCGAAAAGTATTCAATTTTTATTTTGTTTACCAGATACCAGGAATAAGTTGCCCAGTAGTCAGGTAAGCACCGACACCAGCAACGAAACCAATCATTGCCAGACGTGCATTGAGGATCTCTGCCTCAGGGGTGAAAAGTTTCTTCATTGTTTTTCCTCCAATGTTTTGTTGTAAATGATAATTTCTTTACCGTCGTGAGTAAAGACTAGTTCGTCATCATGTCCCCAACACAACTCTTCGTAGAGAGCATTGAGTTTTTCCATGTCTTCCCACAAGGTTTCGGGATTAACCATCATTTAACCCCAGTATGAAGCCAACCCAGAACAGTATCAGGATGACTCATGCCATAAGGATCCTCAGGACAGTTACCCACCTTGCCAGGTTCCTCAAACATCATTTCAATTTCACCGTCGTTAACTACCATAGCGTAACGCCAAGAGCGGAAACCGAAACCTAGGTTCGCCTTATTGACAGACATACCCATAGCGTAAGTAAACTCGCCGCTACCATCGGGAAGTGGTTTAACATTAGTAATACCTTCGGATTTGAACCATGCGTTCATAACAAAGGCATCGTTTACTGACAAGCAATAAACTTCATCAATACCCGCTTTTTTAAACTCATCATACTTATCCTCGTATCCAGGCAGTTGGAAACTGGTGCAAGTGGGAGTAAAGGCTCCAGGGAGAGCGAATACAACTACACGCTTTTTGCCAAAGATGGTATCACTATGTTTGTGAACCCATCCATATTCATCATAAAGGCCAATTTCGCGGCAATGGAAAAAGACTTCAGGTACTCGGGTCATGTTTTGCTTTTAAGTTGGGGTTTGGTTGAGATGGTTCAAATGGACTGCGAGTACGGTTCTCGATAACAATAAAGGCATCCTTATTGTACTTACGAGTACCTAGAGGAGATGACCACTTTGGATTGTAGTCTTCACCAACATCGATACCAGAGACTTGAGTGCCACCAATCTTGACGACAATCTCATCATTTCCATCCCAGTTAAGTTCTTGAAGGGCAATGGCAAGTTGCCCAAGCATATTAGCACTCATGGATTGTGATCCTTATTCTGTTTGATTTTATTGTAACCCCAAACTGCTAGGGTTCCAATACCAATACCAACTACACAACAGATAATCATGTGTTCAATGTGATGGTGCATTACGAAACGTGTGCTGTTCCAATCATACCTGCGCCCTTGTGAGGAGCACACCAGTAGGTGTAGTCGCCTGCTTCAGGGAAGGTGATATCGAAACTCTCACCAGGAGCAAAGAGGAGTCCCTCGTGAGAAAGTTCGGGATGGTCCTCAACAATAACATTGTGAGGAGGAAGCATACCGTTCATAAAGGTGACGGTATCACCAGCGGAGATAGAGATCTCTGCGGGTTCAAAAACAAGATTACCACCAGAACCCATGGTGACTTCTACAGCCCAGGCAGGGAGGGCAAGGAACATTACTGCCAAAAATGAGAAAAGTGCTCTCATCACAGGTTTTCCTCTTGATCGCTAAGAACAACACAGTCGCTGGTCGGATAAGCAACACAAGTAAGAATAAACCCTTCTGCTTGCTGCTCATCGTCCAGGAAGGACTGTTCTTCATTGTCAACAGTACCGCTGACCAGTTTACCTGCACAAGAAGAGCAAGCACCAGCACGGCACGAATAATTCATATCCACACCAGCCTCTTCAGCAGCGTCAAGGATATACTGGTCATCTTCACATTGGAAGGTGGTCTCAGTACCATCAGGTGCTTGAAGAGTAATGTTGAAGGTAGTCATCGAATTCAGTAAGTTTCAGAAAGTTGGTTGACTGAGTGTGCCAACAGAACAAAGAAGGCAACACTGGTTACGGTAAAGATGACTTCCGCCATCAGAAGATACCGAAGAATAGTTTACCAGTGATGACGTAAGATGTCAAGCCAAAAATGATTCCCATCATTGCCCAACGACCATTATACATCTCGGTCACCTGCATGGGGGTGAGCAGACCTTTGCGGTTGTACTCCTGGTACACCATCTCGGGCTCCTTTGCCCACATATTCATCTGCCCTTGTTCGTTAGTAGTTACGGTCATGATGTTTGTAAAGAACTGTTACACAATTATATAGGAAAAATAAAGAGAAGTCAAGCACCCCTGTTATGATTTCCTAACAGCAGTAAGTATAATTACTTACCAATACAAAGATCATTGACTTCTGTATGTGCATCATAGTGTGCTTGAGTATGCACCACTTGTACCATAATTAAAAATCCCAACAAAATTGTAGGGATTAACCAGATTTCGTTGAGAAATTTCTTAATCATAAAAAAAGGGGGACCGAAGTCCCCCACATTATAGCACAGAGAATCAGAAGCTGTACTTCAGACCCAGTTTACCGCCGACGTTAAGGTCTTTGGTGGTGAAGTTGGTGCTAGGAGTAGCAGCACTCAGTTCGCCATAGACACCGACGCTGCTGGAGAGAGCAGCACCGAGGCCGACCTTACCGCTGTAGCGGGTTTCGGTTCCGACTGCATCGGTAGCAACGATGGAAGGGCCGCCCTGAACATACCAGGAAGCGTCGCCGTCACCGATAGCACCTTCATAACCCAGGTGCAGGTCGGTGGTAGCACCGGTGTAGTCATTGCCAGTCCAACCAGCGTTGGCCTCGACGTTAACGTAGGGTCCTGCAAACGCAGCACCAGCGAAAAGGGGAGCAGCAGCGGCAGCTGCGAATACGGATTTAAACATTGAAAATACCTCGTTAAGTTTCTTGCGGAATGGTTACCCGCAGATGATGGATCGGTTTGGCCGATCGCAGTGTTATTCTACCACATTACCGTGGTCAGGTCAACAGATTGGCGCGAGTAGTTGAGGCACCATCCTCTGTTGTAAAACGTAACAATGTTACGCTAAGTTATTTAGTATACAAAAAATCTTTAACTTTGTCAAGCCTCTTTAACTTGTTGCATCTCTGGAGGAAGTTGTCCATAAAAAGGATCATAATCAAACATCGGTCTCCAGTCTTCAATCAAAGGAGCAGTCTCTCTCCAGAACTTCCACAATCCTTCATAACTGGACCTATGAAACATGTCAATATGATCCGCATGAATGTCAGAACCCATATCAATCTTATAAAGGAAGAGAGGCATTGCAAATGTTAATCCACTATTATAGATTGCGTCATCTGCAACAGCCCTTGGTTTAATCTTTTGATCTAACCTGTACTTGTCACCTTCACAATGAAGTCTAACAACCTTTTCAGCATGGTGTCTAGTAATTAGATAACATGCAGTAGAGAAGTCATTGACAAATCTTTTATGCATCCTAATAGAAAGAATACCAGGATTGATAATGGCAAGTTGAAGAACATCAAAGTCATATGGAGCCATCGACATTAAGTCTGTCCACTTAAACTTCCAGTGCTTCACTGGTTCAAGGTCACAATCATCTTCCATCATAAGAAGATAATCACCTGTTCCATTTTCCAACCAGTGTTTCAATGCTTTCAGATGACTTGTAAGGCATCCAATCTCACCTTGAGTAACGTTTGGTGGATACTCACCAACCAAAGTACTAGCAAGACTATCATTCCGTCCATCTTGGGCTGAGATGCGAGTATAGTTCTCAATCCCCCAATACTTAAACTGCCCTTCCATATATTCCTTACGTTCAACCTTGTCGTCAAGATTGATGTAATAGATTTCAGGCAGTCCAGTAAGTTTGAACTTTGCTTTATTCTTCTCTTCGCTCAGATAATATGCCATCTTTCAGGAATCAAATCACGGGTAGACTTATCTTGATTGTTGGGACCAAACCAGAGACTAGGTGCAATAACCTTCTTAGAGTCTGCAAGCCATGCACCCCACCAAGAGAAGGAAGAGTTAGCAATGATGTGTCCAGAACACTTAGTCATCAGACAAAGATCAACAGCATTATCTCCAGACTCAGAGATCATAAAACGATCATCACTGAACATTTCTTGCTGTCCACACCACTCAGTATCATCAGAAAAAATGATCACTTGTCTGGTGTCATCAAATTGTTCTAATGCTTGCCTGTAGTATTCCAAAGGAAGATTAGCATGATTTTCACTGTTAGTCAAGTAATCAGTGCGGCGGATGTGAAGAGCAACGGGGTGGTTAAGTTCCTTAGCCATCTCTTCGACTGGTTCACTAATCTCTGGAAGAAAAGTGAAGTCTTCTTTGATACTGTCCTTGATGTTTGCAAAGTATCTCTCAGACTGAAAGAATCCCAGGAGAGAAACATCATTGGGACACTTATCAAAAAGTTCTTGGTCAAACTCAAAGAACTTTTCTCTAGCTGCAGGAGCGTGGCCACGATCGAGCAGTTTGATGTTTTGAGGATTGAGATGTGGCAGTTCAAATACTTGGAACAACTGATGCTCAGTCCATTCATCCTCACCCGTAGAGGGAGGAATACCAAAGTCATATCCACGATTGTGTGCGATGCCCCTCAGAGCAGCATACTGAAACATCTGGTTACCCAGACGACCCAGTTTCCCAAGATAATTAACGGCTAACATTTTTTTCAAACCTCTGTTTCACATATGCTTGACTACGATAATACTTAAGGAGTTGATCCTTATCCCAGTTGCGAATGTTCTGCCACAACTGGTGGTTCTCCATGAACTTAGGATTATGGTAGTGGGAGTTATGAGTTCTTCCGTGCTCCAGGTGCCAGATAGGACCTTCAACACGACTCACTTTATTACCAAGAGCGTTCATTCTATAATAGAACTCACAGTCCTCAGCACCCCAGGACAAGAAGTTTTCGTTCCACCATCCTGCTTGAATTACAGTCTTCCTGCGATAGAATTGAGTCCAACCAATAGTAGAGGACTCACTTCGCATGTGATTCTCAAAGACTCTAATATCAAAGTCACTTGCCAAAAACTTCTGGAAGATGTTATCTGGATAGGTAACTTGATATTGATAAACGCCACACCCGTAAGGGTAGACAACATCACATTGACCCTGCTTAATAACATTGTATGCCATGATATGACTCTTGAGTGGGTATACCACATCAACATCATGACTACAGATGATACTAGTTGGAGCCATCTCAATCAAGTCATTGAGAATGCGCGTCTTGTGAAAAAGATCAGACTCACTCTTCTCAAAAACGTGAAGAAGATTTGCCTTACTCTTATCAACATACTTCTCAATAACAGGAAGTGCTTGCTCAGCAAAGACACTTTCCTTATCTACTTCTTTTACAATGACCTTCGCATCAGGAAGAGTCTTTAGTAGATAAGTTACCGAAGTAATTACATTTCTTAGGCGGTCAGCGGACTCAATCCTGACCGGCATGATATACGTTAAATCCATCAGACCTCAATCCATTGTTCAGGTAGCAAGTCACTCATGTCATAGTTGGCATATGCCTCACCAAACCACTGTTTAGGTGCAACAATAGGATACTTTGGATCTTTGATCAACCAAGCACCCCACCAACTCATAGAACTGTTGGCAATAACACCACCATTACAGAGAGACATCATACACAGATCATAGTACGGAACAAGAGATTGTTCTGGACCATCATTAGTGTCGGCTGTCTGTGTATATCTAGTATCAAAATCAGAGATGAAATATTCATCCCCTTGGAAGAACTCTTGATGCCTACACCACTCGGTATCATCCGAGAACACGAGAACAGTTACGTCGTCTGGGAAGTGAGTTCTTGCATTCTGATAATACTCAATGCCAGTAAAGGGGTGATACTGAGGCTGATTGAGATAGTCTCCTCTCCTCACATGCATGAAGATTGGATTAGTAAATTCTGCGATGACTTCCTTACAAGAATCAAGAATCTCATCGTTGAAAGTAAAGTCTTCACGAATCTCATCCTCAATGTGCTTAAACCACTTCTCCGATTGAAAGTAATCGTGAAGGTTAGCATCATCAGGGCACGAGTTCATGAACCCAGAACTGTAATGAAACTGATTTGTTGTCAGGTTCTTACTCGTTTGAAAATAACCTTTATTCTTTGGGCCCACATGGGACATTTTAAAGCAGTCAAAGAGACCATAGTTGGACCTACCATAACTGTCATCGGGAGGGATCAAAAAATCATACCCATTATGAGCCGCAATACCACGGAGGCCCGCGTATTGAAACATTTGATTTCCAAGTCGCCCGTTAGATCCTAAAGCATTATATGAAAGTGTCATTAATCTCCCTTTTTAATTCTGTGACTGTCCTCATCAAAGTGCTCTGTAGAAAACTCAAACATAACAGTGTCTTCTACGGCTTTCATTTGATGTCTCAACCCTACTGGGACATGGAATTTATCGCCAGGTCCTAGAGTGATTCTCTTGGCAGATGCAAATTCATCTCCCTCACTAAAGTATACTACGAGTCTACCAGAGTGAACGTAGAAAACTTCATCTTTCTTTTCATGGTAATGCCATGAGCACTTCTTACCCTTAATAAAATAAAGAAGTTTGCCGCAGTAATCTGGACAGTTAACGATCCACTTTTCGTGACCCCATCCTTTAGGCACAACGGCTATCGGTTCAGCAGCTCTGTCTTTCATACACAAAAAAGTCATCTGAGAATGATCCTTTGTCATCGATATAATAATCCCCCGCTGGTTTTCCTAGATGAAGTTCATGAAATTTACACCCCCATCCCTTCAACTGGTTATATGTGAAATCATAAAATTCTTTATGAGCCAACATGCGGGAATTTTTATATCTACCCATACCTCTTGCGGTCAGGTATATGATTGTGTGACCTTCATCGTACAATTTATTTAGATAGTCAATCCGACCCCTAAACGGGGAGGCATCTTCGTATTTGCCGAACGTATTATTACAAATAGTTCCGTCAATGTCAACCACATAGGTTTTCATATGCTTTCCTGTATTGGAACCAGAAGATTTTTGCGTGGTCTGTGAGGTATTCTCCATAGTGTTCTAAATCATTCAACATTTTATTGGTCAAACGGTAACCAATAATTTCATTTTCAAGGTTTGTAACTAAGTCCTGAACGTTTCTATCCTGATAAACAGATGCTTTGTTATAAACAACACAGTCTGGGATAATGTGCTGGAGAATATAAGATCCCCAGATGTCATCCATCCTACCAACATGAGGAAGCACGGAATAAAAAGGAAGAACATCTCTATGAAGGAAGGTGTTCTGACTATTAAATGGTGCGATCTTATTTGAACAATATGGTTCAGTGATATCGTCAAACTTCACACATGGTTTCTGAGACAGTCTAGCCATCGCATCGATGTCAGGATCACCATCCCAAAGATCTGCCTGCACCAAAACTTTCCGCAGAGTCTTACCTTTATAAGATACTCTGTGGCGTTGAGGAACCAATTCAATCGGATAACCTCTATGCCACACGTTGTTGTGTTTGGTGACAGACAGAGGATCAAAGACATCTGCTTCTGGTTCCCAGAGATCACACTCGATAGTCTTACCTACCAAGAGATTCTTACCCCAGTCAACATAAGGAATGTTGTCATCATCAACAGTAGCAACAACTTCGGCCCCGAGTTTGTATGCCTCAAGGAATCCAATATTTCTACGTTGAATCGAATTCCAACCAATAGCATCGCTAACAGTGCGATACTCAGAATGCTGATAATCTGGATGCAAATAAATGCAATCCAGATCTTCATATTCTTTATGAGGAGTTTTCTTATCCCCAACAACAATCAAAGTCCAATCGCGCATTGCAGCATAACGTGCAGTCGCCTCTTGGACAGGATTGATTGTCGTAGTTACGACATATTTTTTAGACATTAGCGAAGATACTTATGTACGAAAGAGTTGGTGGTATAGTTTTGCGTTGCTCTATTATAAGCGGATTCTCTCATACTGTCAAACTCTGAGAAGTTATTGATGATGTGGTCCAGTTTCTTTTCCAGATCTGCCTCATCATCAAAGTAAATGAACTCTTTATCTGGTTCAAAGAAATACTCAATCGGATTCCATGGATCTCTTTGACAAAGAATGACACACTTAGCAAACGCAGCCTCAAACATTCTTGACTTAATTTGAGGAGCAATGCCTTCTTTCAAATGGGTGAATGCTCTATTCTCTCTTCCTTTGGGGAAGTTTAAATATCTCTCTTCTGTTTCTGGATTAATGTTGCAGAGACCATGCACAATAGCAACTTTAGTCTGTGCCAGCATTAGCATCTTATCTCTGTAGGAACAGCGAGGAACATTACCCATACTGTAATGACCAAACCTAAAGTTATATTTGGCAACTACATTTCGCATGTAACTTTCCCAAGGAATAGCCTTTGGAAAACTACCAAAGTAAGAAACATCAATGGTCTTTTCCAAGGGGGGAGGAATCCAATCCTCGCAGAAAGGAAAGAACACGAACGTTCTGTTGTCAAACAACTCAGCCGTGTACGGACAGATGGTCAGAATCTTATCTGCTACCTCGTGAAGTCTCTCTTTGTCACCACCAGCAACACAGAAGTTTGGTTCCTCTAAAGTAAGAACAACCTTTTCTTTATCCTCATATCTACCAGAATATAGATCACCATAAAAGTCTGCCATGAAGAGATAGCAATCTCTCGCAACTTCTTCATACTTCTCAAATCCAATGTAGTACAGAGGATCTTCTGTCAGTCCGTTTTCAGGCCTGACAAAGTTCAAAACTTTCACTTAAAACCTCCATGATGTCTTCTTTAGTTATACAGTATGTTCCGACATGTCCTACAGACTTTGTTGCCAATTTAACAGCACATTTGATTCCCATATCAATGTCATCAGTTACAGTAGAAATGACAGCGAGAGTAGCATGAAATACATCTCCAGCTCCACTCACATCATATACACTAACGGGTGGAGCAGGATATAATCTGTCATTCCAAACAGCACCATCCTTTGCTTTAGTGATAATTAATTCGTAGGGTTGACAGAAACATGGGCCCTCATCATATTCTTTCTGATTGATTTTAATAACAGAATTTGGATAACACGATAAGTCTAAAGACTTTGAATCTACAAAGATATTGCAGTTTGCTTTTGTGCATACTTCTTTAGCATAATACCAATCAATCAAACCCTTTGCGTAGTCTGAGAATACAATAACATCATATTGACTCAGATCTGGCAGGTCTTTTATCGAAAGAGATTCAAACTCTTCACTAATGTCTTCTCTGAGAAGTTGTTGATTCAACCTAGAGTCAACAAACCTTCTCTTGATAATCTTACTATATTCATTAGTAATGAAGTCAACAGAACATCCAAATGCTTTTAGATTATGGTAAACGTTACCAGCCATTCCTGGTTTGACTTCTGTTCTTTCATAATCAAAAACGGGAACAGGTGCCTCAGGACTAATCCTGTCAACTGTTCCGAAATGATATTCATCCCGGCACTGTTCCCCAATCAGCAAGATTTTTAAGGATTCTAGTCGTTGAGAAATTTCCGACAATTCTAAAGAACTTAACTTCTTTTGCATGTTCACTACCAATAATGTGTTTACCTTCCCAGTCTGTTCCCTTTACCATGATATCAGGTTGAACTTGTTCCACAAGTCGAATAAGATCCTCGTCAGTTTCAAAGAATCTAATTACATCGGCAAATGGTTTTTTATTTAAAGGATTCTCTCTCGGAGGAGAAAGATTGATTTGCCGTTCAAACTCATTATGATGAGGTCTCTTTGCATGGTTCGTTGGATCTTCATTTCCAAGAACATAATTACCCTTAGTCTGACGAATTCTTTCATCAGTATCAAGTCCAAGGATAACTTGCCCGTCATCACCAGCCAACTCTCTACAATATTCAAAGAGTGCATAGTGTCCCTGATGAAGAATATCAAAGCATCCGTTAGTAAATACAACTTTACCCATTACTTCTCACCCATCACCATAAAGGAATTATTGAGATCAACGTCAGAAACAAATACTTTTTTGTATCCACGGTCTTCCATGTATTGACGAATCACCCATGGTTGAAACACATGTTTGTGTTTACGATTATGCCAAGGTCTCCAGTATGCCTGACTGTAGTCGGGAAGATACAAGAACAAGGTTCCACCTTCCTTCAGTCTCTCATACCAATAATCCATAACCTCTACCCAATCAGTAGTATGTTCAAGACAGTGACTGGAGAAAATAAAGTCTGGTTCTTCTTTAGGAAGATTCAAGGCATGATACTCATCAGGAAAATCTAGATCGATTGCACGAGCTCCAGGAAAAGCCCACTCTTCCTTCATGCATCCAATATCATATCCAAATCCAGAACACACATGCTTGGCAAATGGAATAGCAAACTGAGAAGCATTTCCAACAGTTTGGAATGAAGGGTATTCTTCTCCTTTAAATTCGATAGTTTCAATCATAGATATTTCCAAGGAAGGTTGAATAAGTATTGGACTTCTGACCAGTTGCCCCAACGATGATGTAACAACATTGGTTTGTTCTTTACTTTGTCAAATAACTCAGGACTTTCAAAAAGATAGTTCCAAGCAGTTTCGATGAAGTTATATCCTGCTGCTTTCTCAATGACTTTGCACCAATCAAACAGAGTATAACCAGGGATGTGCCTAGTCTCTACAACTTGAGCACCACCATAATCATCTGGGTTAGTGGATATTCTATCACAGATTTCGATCTTTGGTCTAGTACACCAATACCTATTAACTAGAACGTATGTACTGTCATCATTAAGACCTAAAACTTTATAGTAAAGTTCGTCTTCTTTCTCTTTGTTTCTATTGAAGAGAACGTAGTTTCTCCAATCAGACCAATCAAGACCTACATGATCATACTTCCCAGCCATGATGGGTTTGTAATCACCGAATCCTTGAAAGAAAAAGAGATCATCTGTAATCTTAGATGGAGCACCATGAACGTACTCTTCTCGATAAGGAAACTGACAAGACTCAGGTACGGGTTGAGTGCTACCGTTTACTGGACTGTCATCATCATTCCAAGATACGAAATTGAAGTCTGGAATGTAATCAGATAACCATTTAAACTCATGAACAACAGGCCACCAGACTTCATAGTCTGCTTCCTTGAGCGTGTATGCTACCTTTTGTAGAAATAAAATATCACCCAACCCACATGGTTGGTAAATCAAAGCAGTTTTCATTCTAATTCCTGAGGTACTTTTTCACGCCACAACCACTGATCATATTCTACCCATTGCCATGGAGCACTGAATAATTTTCCAACACACTCTTCAGTATTTTTGTAGTGTCTTGGATGACAGATAAGTGTGTCAGCCTGAATGTTCAATGTGTCTATAATATAATTTAGGCAAGTATCAACGATGTGAATTTGCTCTGCGTTTTCCATAACAGAACACCAGTCAAATACTCTCTCTGTCAGGTTTGGATCCATCCAGATCACCTTACCATCATAATCCTCGGGAATGGTCAGTTGAACCCCGTGATGAGGTTTCCTGAAACTATACCAAGAGTTTGCAAAAATGTATGGTTGCCCGTCATTCAGTCCAAGTCGATCATACAAAGAGTATTCTCTTTCATAATCTCTTTCGTAAGCAAAGTGCTGAGCCCAATCAGACCAGTCAAGATTTGCACCTTCATACTTAGAGGTCATGATGTCTGCCGTACCATTAGGTAATGGTTGCTTACTACAATCATATGCAAAGACATCTGATCTGGGAATTTGAACATTCCATCCCGTTTTTACTGGTGTCTTTAACTGGCAACAACCAGCATCCCACATCTCTTTTGTGACTGGGTGATAGACATCATACTTTTTATTAAACTCTTTTAGAAGTTTCTGAATAAAAAAGATGTCCCCCAAGCCACCTTGCTGGAGAACAACTAGATTCATACTTTCAACACCGAACGAATTTGATCTTCAGTGGAATCAATTGGGAATGCGATAAGATAACCTTGATCCGACAGGTGTTCAATCAGGATGTGAGTTTTGCCGATGATCTCTTCAACGAAATCATATCCATCACCACCGTGTTCGATACGTCCTTCCCAGCAACCACCTTCAAAGTCCCTATGAACATAGATGCGAAGATCATCCATGATGATGACATCTTTAGAAAGATCTCTATTCTCAGACATGATGCGAAGTTCTGATTCCATAGGAAGACGTTTGGTATCATCCGCTTCAATACCGTAACTCTCTCCTTTGTAGTCTGCACCAGGGAAGTGTGCATCTAACCAGAACAGAGTAGGACCATCATCAATATCTTTCATAACATCTGCCATCCTATCAACGGTATATCCCTGATAGAGATGAACCATGTCAGCGGCCATCTTATAGTTTCTTTTCAATCGATCATACAATTCTTCATCCAGTTCAATGCCGTAGAGGTTATCAACCTGCTCAGTAAACAGAACGATGTCCATACTGGTTCCATCACCAGTACCAGTCTCCACAAAGTTTTTGATCCCGTAATCTTCGATCAGTTTATTCAGTTGTACTGGATGATTAATTTGTCCCATTTCAATTCAAGTAAGTTGTGTAGATGAAGTCTTCGAGAACTTCCATTGTCTTAGCAATCTCCAAATTATCTTTGATTGCTTCCTCTTTTGATTTATACAAGTCTTCGCTGACTACAAATTCTTCCGATAGGGTGATGATTCCGTCCATGTTGAAATACTTTCCAATGTCAGGAGCACCAAGATAAACAGGAATAGTGCCAGTTGCGAAGCAATCGAGAAGTTTTTCTGTGAAGTAGGTTGGGTATTGTCCATTCTCAATAGCTACAGAAAACATATAATCACAAAGACCTTCTTCTTTAAATTCAATCTCGTGAAATCCTCTACCATAAAGATCAACCTGATCACCAATTGCTTCTACCCATTGAAGACGATCAATGTGACCTTGACACATTCTTTTATTGGATGAGATCATAGAAATCAGTTTAGATTTCTCGTAGATCTTTGGTTCTTTAATCCAGAATCCTTGAGCAGGAACCCACTTGAATTTTGGATGTAGACTTAGAAGTTCTTGGTTGTGGGTAAAGATAACATCAAACGCATCAATATATTTTTGGGGATCCATCTTTACAGAATCCACAATTTGAGGAGTGATGTACTTTGACTCCAGAAGCCAAGCATATTTAGGTCCTGGTTTTGGGTCTATCCACGCCCAAGGAAGGGTACTATCAATATAGAAAGTACCCTCACCACCATCTTTCACCCATTCAATGTGTTTAGAAACTTTTCCATGGACAGAATATCCTTTGTTTCCACCAGTCAAATGGGTGAATGTATCACCAACAAGATTAAGTCGTAGTTTTTGCATTGATTTGTTCACTAATCCATTCGTAAGTCTTATGGATACCTTCCTGAAGGGTCTGAGAATAGTCCCACCCAAGTTCCTTACGAATCACATCGTTGTTGGAATTACGGCCACGGACACCCAGAGGAGCATCTAGTTTATGCATACGAGTGACAACCTTTCCAGCGACCTTAGCAGCAGTTTCAACGAGTTGGTTGATGGTAACCATCTCTTCAGAACCAATGTTGACAGGACCAATGAAGTTAGAATCCATCAATCTTCGAGTCGCTTCAATGCATTCGTCAATGAACAGGAAGGAACGAGTTTGTAGACCGTCTCCCCACACCTCGATTGCTCCACCTGTGTCCGGGAGGTTAGCGACTTTACGGCAGATTGCAGCTGGAGCCTTCTCTCTTCCACCGTCCCAGGTCCCTTCTGGACCAAAGATATTATGATACCTGGCAACACGAACAGGAATACCATAATTCCTATTGTATGCAAAATAGAGTCGCTCAGAGAATAACTTCTCCCATCCATATTCAGAATCGGGGTTAGCGGGGTATGCAGATTCTTCACGGCAGTCAGGGTTATTGGGGTCTAACTGGTTATGCTCTGGATACATGCAAGCAGACCCAGAGTAAAAGATTTTAGTTTTGTTTAAATCATGAAAAGCATTAAATTTCCTCTGCTCATCAAGCACATTGAGATTGATAGTTACAGAGTTATGCATGATGTCAGCATCATTTGCACCAGTGAAGACAAAACCTGCTCCACCCATATCAGCAGCAAACTGATAAATTTCATCAAATGGTTTCAAAAACTTATCAGTAATCTGAGCGTAGAAATTATTACTATATCCACCAAATCGAATTGCTCTACGAACAATACTTACATCACGAAGATCACCAATAATAAACTCATGTGCTTCAGTGGCACCATATTCTGGACGCTTCAAGTCTATACCACGCACCCAGTATCCTTCGGCACGAAGACGCTTGACCATATGACTTCCAATGAAACCACCAGCACCAAGCACAAGTGCTGTCTTTTTATAGTCAGACATTAAAAATGAAAACTCATATAGTATCTATTATACTAAAAAAGGACGGTTTATGCAACCGTCCCACTAGGTCTTTACATGCACGCCAAGTTATTTTTTTCACTAGGTAATAACTAAATCCTAGGCGGGAGTATAAACCCCATCCGCACCACTTGCTCTTTAGAGAAGCAAGAAACTCCGAGGGTCATTTGACCATCCCGACCAGGGTTTTTTACATGTCTCCATCATGGGCATAAGGGGATTGACTCCACCAGGTTTTTTAAAGACTCTCCATGTCTTCATCATCCTTGACATAACAAGGAACACAATCTGGAT